GTGGTCTCAACAGCCATGCCTGCCTCCTATTGGTTGGGCTTGCCTTCGGGTGCGAGCAGTGGCAGATAGGTCCTGAGCCAGTCGTTGAGCTTCTGCATGGCCATCACGCGGGTGACGATCGTGGCCAGCAGCGCCGTGGCAACGAGGATGCCGTTCAGTGCGGGGAATACCCACGACGGGAGCTGGCCGTCATAGGGCTGCAGCGTCTCGATGACGATGGCCGCGATCCCGTTGATGACGACGATTGCGGATGCCATCGCGGCGAGCGTGCGGCGCACGGCCGCCCAAGGGTTGCGTTCCTGCGTGGAAGCTCCTGCGCGGTGGTCGGCCATCAGTTGGCCTCCGTGGTCAGGCGGAGGGAGCCGAGGCCCTCTTCCACGCTGGTGTCAATGATGCCCTTGACGCGCTCCAGGAACGCTTCCTGGTCGAACGCTGCGGCCCCGGGGGCCGCTGCTGTGGTCAGTGCCTTCACGAGTTCCACCAGCGCGGCGGTCTGGGCGTTGCCGACGAGGATGGCGCGGTAGACGTTGTCCAGCCCTGCCCCGTACCAGCGGACGAACTGCGCGAGGCTGGTGGCGTCCTTGGAGTCTCCTACTTGGATACCGTGGTTGAGCAGCTGGCCGATGAATTTGGCACGGGCGTCCTTGCTGCCGTCGCCCGCCCAGAAGTCCTGCTTGTACATCTGGCTGACGATCTGATCCAGCTTTTCCTGGTTGGTTGCTTCGGGCATAGTGCTGCTCCTTACGGGATGGGGATGCCGAGGTCGATGAAGAACTGCTGGTCCGGGGTGTAGGTCACCCGGACGGACTGGGGGGAGATACTGCCGGCCGTGATGTCAGGCATGGGGCCCGGGTCGGTGTGGGTGTTGTCCGGAACATTGCAGTGGCCGTAGTGCCCGCCCTGGTTGTTCCAGACATCGGGGTTGCGGCTGTTGCCCTGCCACTGCGGGGAACCGAGGGGCCACGTCCGGGGGATGCCGTGCCCGTCCAGCCATGCGAGGATCTGATCCAAGCCCTTGCATGGGGTGTCCGCGACGGTGGCGTACTTGACGCCATCCACGACGCAGCCGGGGGTGAAGAACACCTCGATCTGTATGTTGACCCGGCCGTCCTCGTTCCAAGCGGCGAGGGCCCGGGCTGATTGGCTCGCCGGGTAGTACTGCTCGATGTACCCGGTGAACGGGTTCCACATGATGTGCGGGCAGTAGCCGACGTTCTTCAGGTAGTTAGAGACCGCCGAGTAGTCCGGTTGGGAGCCGTCCGTTCGGAGCGCGTCCCACGTGATGTGCCAGGTGGCGCGGGGCGGGAGCGAAGTGTTGTACCTGCCTCCGCCCTTCTGCGGTGATTGCACGGCGCCGGGGCAGTAGTCATTCATGGGTGCTCCTTGTGGGGTCTACCGGCTGGGGAACCTGCTGCGCAGCCCGCCAGTAGCGGAGCTGCTTGGAGATGATGGTGTAGCCGTTCCAGGCAATGGCCGCCGCGACGATACCGAGGGCGGATTCCTTGACCCAGATAGGCAGCGGTCCCACGAGCTCCTGCACCAGGAAGAATCCGGCCAGCAGGGACAGGGACGCGAAGAGGATGAAGTACGCCTTCCCGGCCCTGGTGGTCCACCATGGGGCGACGATGCTGTATGCGCCGAGAGTGAAGACGGTGAGTACAAAGATCGCGAAGACGAGGATGCCGGTCATTGCTTGCTCCAGTTGAGGTTTTCGAGCGACTGCCCGAAGTGGTTTCGTTGCCGGATCTGCCGCAGCGTCTCGGCCAGGCTCAGCGCCTCGGCGTGGGCAGCATTCGCGCTCTCCAGCTGGCGTGCGGCGGCCTGCCGGGCGTGCAGCGCTTCGACCTGTGCGGGGGGTGGGGGTTTACGTTTCCATCGCGGCAGCTTCATGAGTCCACCCCGGCTTTGTCCTGGATGCTTGTCATGACCTTTTCGACTGTCTTCCCGGTTCCCTCTGCAAGGATGTGGATGGTTTCGGCCTGCTTGTCGATGGTGGCTTGTTTGGTCTCGGCGACGTCCCGCCAGTACTTGGTCGTGGCCTGCTCGTCGCGCAGCCGGCCGATGGGCACGATGCGCTGGAAGTACAGCAGCAGGATCAGCAGGATGTAGAGGCCTCCGACCGTGAGGTCTGTACCGCTAACCGGGATGCCGTCAATCATCAGAACAGGGGCCATGTCGCTGAGATCGACGCGGTGCCGGACCCGGCGGAGAGGATGATGTTGCCGACCGTTGGCTCAACCGAGCAGCCGGTCCCCTGGATCTTCACGCCGGGTTTGAAACCTCCAGGCACCACAGCGCAGGTCGTTTCATTTGGCCATGCGGTGTCGCGCTTGATGGCGCCGTCGAGCATGAACCAGCCGTTCCGTACCGCGTACTTCAGCCCGGACCAGCCGCCATCGGTGAAGTGCGCGAAGCCCCAGGCGAGTCCCACGGTTGTCCATGGGGTATCGCTGGGGGACCAGTCGGTCCCGTCGTAGGTCTCCAACGGGGCGTTGGGCAGGTCCAGCCGGCAAACGATCATGCCCGGGAACTTGCCATCCAGGGCATCGCGGGCGTCCTTGTTTTGGACGGGGATGGCCACGTTGGAGGTGTCGCCCATCTTGGCGAGGTCTTCGGTGAGCTTGTACGTGTCGGAGTTCGTGGGAACCTCGATACCGTTCTGCAGTGTCTGCATGGTTAGGAACTCCAATCGATGATGAGTCGCCCGGACGTCGCGTCATCCAGGCGGGAGTTGAAGCCGGTGTATGGGTTGCCGGCGATGCTGATGCCGCCGCCGGCCACGAGAGTGGACGCGAAGGACAGGGGAAGGTCGATGTCCCCGCCGGACCAGCCAGGGGGGATTGGTACGTCGAACGGGCCGGTGACGCGGTTGACGTCGCTGCCGGGCCGGGCCCCGCTGGTGTGGGCGTAGACGTGGATGGTGGCGACGTCGTTGTAGTTGCCGGCGCCGTTGATGCGGGCGGGCAGTCTGAACCTGATCCGGCTGATCGTCTTGCCCTGCAGCGCGGGCCGGGGCGCGCCGTAGAACCATGCACCCGTAACGGTGTTCCCGTACCAGCTGCCGGTGTAGACGTCCTCGCCGCCGTTGCGGCTGGTCGCGTAGGAGCCCCACCCGCCGGGACCCCACCACGTGTCCGAGGCTGTGGCGATCAGCGTCTCGGAGCCGGGCGGGTTGTTCGGCATGAGGACCGCGGCTTCAGGGACGGGAGGTGCGGCGCTGGCCGCGATCTTCCCAATCACCGTTGGCTTGGCAGCGTCCCAGGTCAGGTAGACCGGATCGCCGGGGGAGTAGGACCCGATGAACCGGTCCGTGGTGTAAGTGACGCTGTCCTCGCCCACGACCACGATCTGGGTGGCGACACCGGCCGGGATGATCTCCTGCACGGTGCCGGTGGAGGGCCGTGGCTGGTCCGTGTACCCGCCGATCACCAGCGCAGTTGACTGGCCGTACTCGTCCTTGGTGATATCCACGACGATCTTGCCGCCCTGCACCGGCTGGATCGGGTCCAGCCAGCGGGCGTCCAGCATGTTGTTCTCGGCGTCGCCCATCTTCGCCCACCAGTGGGACCCGTCCCAGAACGCGGTGCCGTATGCGCGGCGGGTGTTGCCCGATGGGATGGCCGCCATGATGTTGTCGATGCCGGCCAAGGGTCCTCCTAGGGGAGATCGGTCCAGGTGACGTCGGGCAGCGTGCCCCAGGTGGCGGGCATGCGGTCCCAAGTCAGTTCCGGGCGTTCAGGGGTGAGGTGCTGCGCCCAAGGTGTGTAGGCGAGGCCGATGAGGATGTCGGTGTAGCTGCAGGACACGGTGAGGCTGGTGTCGCGGGGGAGCGTGTCGCCGCGGCGCTGCACGTTGGTGAGGGTGCCGGTGAAGTAGACGACGTGACCGGCTGCGACGGGGCAGCCGATCTCTACCCGGTCCCCGGCCTGCAGTGCAGGGTTCGGGGTGATGTCCACGGCCAGTTCCAGGGCGAGGGTGCGGAGGAACTTGTCCCGCAGCTCTGCCGCGTAGCTGGATGCCTGCTCGTAGGTCTCGATCATCTCGGACTGGTAGAAGAACGGGACCTTGCCGTGTTCCCCGCCGTAGGCCAGCGGGCCTGCGGTGAGGTTCACTGCTGCGCGGACGGGTTGCCCGTCGCCGGAGTTCTTTCCCTCAACCACCCACCGGTTGTACAGGCCGGTCAGGGTCTGCTTGCGTTTGACGCTGACCAGTGCGTTGACCGGCTCGATCCGCGCCACTGATGGGGTGTCGAGCGGGTAGACGTGGCATTCGCCGTCGCCGCCCATTCGGTACCCGGCGGAGATCCTGCCCAGCAGGTCCTGCCCGGCTTCGAGGCGTTCCTTGTCGTACACGAGTTTCGTGCTGACAGCCCGGTCGGTTACCCCGTCGTCCACGACGGTGGGGAAGTACTCGGCCGTGAGGCGCCGCCATTCACTGAGGATGGTGGCGCCGCCCTTCGGGGATTCGGGCTGTTCGAGCTTGTCCAGGTCCGGCTTGATAGTCCGGTCCACGAGCGTCAGCTTCACCACGGCTTTGGTGATGTAGACCCGCCGCTTGTGCGGCGGCAGGTCGCCATCAGGTTCGACGTAGCCGTACTCATCGATGACCCGGGACTCCACGACCTCGTCCGGCTCGTTCCCGGTGACCCGGAACCACCCGAAGTTCACCGCAGCGGCGCCGCCGACCTTGTAGATGAGCTGCACCTCGGTGCCGGCCACCGACAGCGGGTCGTCGTACTTCCACGCCCCCAGCACCCCCTTAGGGTCGGCGATGGTGAGGGAGATCTGCTGGGAGATCTTCGTGTTGTCACCGGCCGTGTCCGTCGCTGACCAGTCGATGATGTCCAGCGGTTCGTCCACGACCAGCCGGCCGCCACGCCACGCCCTGGCGATCCACGTATCAGCCGGGCGGGAGCCGGTCAGGGCAAGGGCTGTGGCAACGTCCATCAGGCGCACGGTCAGCCTCCCAACGGTCGTTTCAGGTCATCCAGATACTTCTTGCCGCCCATGAGGTCCTGCTTCTGTTGGTAGGTGGACATCATGATTTCGATGTCCCCGTACGTGAATGTGCCGGTGAGCACCCGGATGGCTGGGGCGGCGACTTGG